TTATTTCAGGAGCAACAGAAAGGGGGGCGTCCAAGTGCCCTTGGCCTCGAAGGCTCCCAGATCCGGCTTGCCCTTGGAAAGCCGGGGCTCGTAGCTTTGATGCTTCTTGTACTGGTAAAGTACTGGATACGCCTCCGGGTGCAAGGCGGTGCCGACATTGATGCACGGGGATGAAGGGGAGATATGGAAATCCTGGATGCCGGCATTCACGAACCCGGGGGCTTCGCCGGTGATGTTGCCGCCATCGTCGTAGATGGTGCCCGTGAGCCCGCTGTGGCTGTCCGTCCAGTTCGCCTTCAGCCAGTTGTGAGAAAGGTGGAGCACTCCGGTTTGGTCGAGCAGGGCGAGAGCGGTTCCCGAGGCGCTGGTCCAGACGATATTATTGCGGCAGTCACAGGTTTCATCGTTGGTTGAGAGACGCAGCAGGGTCGTGTTGCCTGTTCTCGTCGAGATGACCGTATTTTGATAGAAATGGAGGGTTCCTTTCCTGTATTTGCTCTTGTCGCCGCTGTCGCCTCCATAATGGAGAATCTGACTATTCCCGGCGTTTTCCGGTTCGATTAAGACATTGCCATACACAAATGTCTTGCGGTAGCTGGGGTCATTCACGATTTCTGAACTGTCCTCGGCATCCACAAGGTCAAGCTGCCGATTACCGCTTTCAATCCAGTTGTACCGGATGATGAGGCCGGCGGAGCGATCCTTTAAATTGTTGCCCAGGCAGTCAGCGCGTAATGGACCGAAGAAGTTGAACTGGTAGAGGATACCAATTGCGGCGGTATAGGCATTGTGCTCGTAGATGCTTCCTGCGATCCCGTTATCGTAAATCCGACAACGTTCGATGAGAATGTCACGGGTGGCGTGTGATACGAAGAGGCCATTGCCAGAATCGCGTAGGATGCAGTTTCTGAGGATAATGTTCCGGCCGTTTTCGACATAGATCGCGGCAGTGTTGTTGGCATAATCGCTGAGACCGTTTCGACCGGTGAACTGGTAAGGCGTTCTGCCGCTTCGGATGTCGAGGTTCTCCACCACGATCCAGCTTGGCTCGTCCACGGCTGGAATATTTGCTCCGCCGATTTTGACGACCCCGCGCTCCTCGCTCCAGAAATTGATGCTGCTGCGTGTGGTGGCGTTTCGCCCGTCTATGACGGGCAACTCGCCGTTGGCATTGGGCACGCCTCGAACCGTGAAGGGTTGTTGCTCGGTGCCCTGGACCGCGATTACCCACTTTTCCTGGTAGGGTGTATCCCGCCAGTAGATCAGCACCAAATCGCCGGCACGCATGCTTTCCCAGGGGGCATCGCCGATGTTCGCAGAGGATTTTCCGGGTCCGACCTCATAGGTGGTCGCCAGGACCGGAACCGCCTGAGTAAGAAACATAACGCATAGAAGCAGCACTTTCAGGTTCATGAGACACCTCGCTGTCCGGCATTGTAGTGTGTTCTGGATTGCCGGCCAGGGTCATGACGCCGTCGTCGTGCAGGGTGATGGAGGAGGTGGCTTGGCGTCGGGGGTTTGTGGCTCTATTCGTAGAAGTCCTGGGACGGAATGAGAAAGCGGTAGGAACGGATGGCCGCCGGGCCAAGTGTCTCGCTGATGCCCCAGCTAGCCGGCGGCATCGTGGTAGCAGACCGCGTAGGTGCGGTCCACGGGCTGCCCGGGCTTGCGGACAGTCGATTCGCGGTACAATACGCCCTCGTACTTGGTCTTGATGTGCGCCCGGGGCTGCCCATCGTCCGGCAGTAGCCTACAGGCGCGATTTCGGCAACGACGTTAGCCATGTGTTAGCCGGCAACGAAAAAAGGGTCGCGACGGTATGTCGCGACCCTTTGACTTCGGTTTTGGTGGGCAATGTAGGATTCGAACCTACGGCCTTTGGCTCCGGAGGCCTGGATTCTACTCCCCGGGTAGCCCCAAGCGCCGCCGGGACCATGCATCAACGCTCTCTCCTTTCACCTCTGCTTCCCCGTCATCTGCGATTCGCCGACTAAGCTACTTCTCCTTTCGCTTATCCGTCCCCGTCAGCATTCAGCCCCTGGACTGCATATGTCGCCGCCTTGAGCGGGGCGGGCAGGGGGCATGTGCCCTCGCGTTGGGGTCAGGACATGCGCCCGCCGCGCTCAAGGCGTACCGCTCCGCCGCGCGTGAGCGCGGCGCTCTCCCGGCGCGCCCTCTCTCTCCTCCTCCACCTTGAGCAGACCACGGATGTCCTGGCCGCATGGGCACCCCTGGCCGTTCTGCGGGTCCTTCCCGGGACCTGGAAATGGTCGCGCACGTTGGGTGCGGGTGGTCGCGGATTTTTGCGGAAAAAATCTGGCGGAAAAACGGAAAAACCTTCGGCAGCGGGCTGTTGATGGCCGCCAAACCCAACAGGATTGCTGAAAATGTCTGATTCGAAGTCCGATCCGACGCCGGAAGAAATCGCCCAGGCCCGGGAGCTGGTCGAACGCAGGGTCAAGGAGGAAGGGGCGGCAACGCCTCCGGCCACCACCCCTGCTGTCGACCACGAATTCGTGAAGCGCTGCCTTTACGCCGGGCAAAAGGGCGACGGCCTCATGTTCGCGGCCATGCATCGGGGGCGGCTGCTGTGCGCCCCGGAACTCAAGGGCCAGTGGTTTGAATGGACCGGCTCCTACTGGAAGCAGGTCACGGTCTACCGGGCCGAGGCTGCGGTCGAGGCCGTGGTCGCCCGGTACGATGAGACGCGGCTCCATTTTGAGGCGCAGATCGCCGAGGCCAGACAAGCCCATGATGACGAGACGGTCAAACGGCTGGATAAATTGTGCAAGCGCCTGCGCAAAAACATCGACGATCTGCGCGAGGGGTCAGGGGTCACGGCCAGCCTGCGGTTTGCGCTCTCGAACGACGATCCCCTGCTGGTGCGGATGGAGGATTTCGACGCGGATCCGTACCTGCTCGGGGTGGCCAACGGAGTGGTGGATCTGCGCACGGGCGAGTTTCGCGACGCCCGGCCCACGGATCTTTTGCGGCGCACCTGCGGCGTGGCCTGGGAAGGGATCGATGCGCCGTGCCCGACCTGGGATGCCTTTGTCACGGAGATCGTGGGCGAGGATCCGGAGGTGGCCGCATTCATCCAGCGGGTGTTTGGCTATGCCGCGGCCGGCCTCTCATCCGAACCGCTGTTTGTGGTGCTGGCCGGCGAGGGCCGAAACGGCAAGACGGTCATGGTCGAGACCCTCGGCAAAGTGCTTGGCGACTACATGGGGCCGATCCCGGCCGAGCTGCTCCTGGATCAGGGGCAGGCCCGGGACGCGGACAAACCCACGCCCACCATCATGAGTCTCAACGGGCTGCGCATCGCCTACGCCGCTGAGACTGACGACAACCGCCGGTTTTCGATCTCCCGGGTCAAGTGGCTGTCGGGCGATGACCGGCTCACCGGCCGCTACATGTGGGACCGCGACCCGAGCAGCTTCTACCCGACGCACACCCTTTTCCTCCTGACCAACCATCGTCCCCATGCCGGGGCGCACGAGTACGCCTTTTGGGACCGGCTGCGCCTGGTCAATTTCCCGTTTCGCTACGTGGACAACCCCAAAGGGGAGGGGGAGCGCCTTCGGGACCGCACTTTGCCCGCCCGCCTGGAGCAGGAGCTGCCCGGCATTCTGGCCTGGCTGGTCCGGGGCTGCCTGCTCTGGCAGTCCGAGGGCATCTTGCCGCCGAAATCGGTGCTGGCCGCCACCGAGGAATACAAGCGCGAAGAGGATCACATCCAGGATTTCGTGGAGGAGTGCCTGATCCGGACGCCGGAAGAGAAAGACACCCGGGTCACGGCCACCGCGATCTACGAACTGTACACCCGCTGGCACCTCAAAAACCGGGGCAAATATGTGCCGACCATGAACACTTTCGGCAAACACCTCGGCCGCAAGATCCACAAGGAGCGGCGCGGCGGCGTGATCTACTACTACGAGGTGCGCCTCAACCCGGACGCGGAAGACGCCTATCCCGAAAAGAACAGCAAGGACAAGGGGTTCGACCTTTCAGGGTGGGGCGACAAACCGGCTTGGTGACCAGGACATAGGACATTGGCCAGGACATCCCGCGTTGGATTGTCCTGGGGGCGGGAAGGGGCGCGGACTCTGAATGGAAGGGTGCGCCAGGACATCAGGACCACGGCACGTAATGCCGTCTAAAAACGCTGTACTCGGCTCGGAGCATACCATGTCATCCTGTCCTACTGTCCTACTTTTTAAAAAAGGAAAAGATAATAGGTTGTTAGAGCCAGGATATTGCCAGGACCTTGCCATGCAATCAGGACATCCGCGATGAGCGCCGACATCCTTGGTCTGTTTGAGGCCCACGGGCTGAGGCTCGTGAAAAAAACGGGCAGCGAATGGGCCGCGCCGTGCCCGGCCTGCGGCGGCGAGGACCGTTGCATGGTCCGCCCCGGCGACCATGGCGGCATGGGCGGGTACTGGTGCCGGCAGTGCGAGACCTACGGCGATGCCATCCAGTTTTTGCGCGATTTCGAGAACATGAGCTACGCCGAGGCCTGCCAGCATCTGGGCATGGCCACCCCCAGGTCTACGGCCGCCTTGCCCCGGGTGCCGCGTCCGGCCGCCGGCCAGGATCCGTTTGAGGCCACGCCGTCGGTCCCGCCGGTGGAGGTCTGGTCGACCAAGGCCACGGCCTTTGCCGCCTGGGCCCACCAGCATCTGCTGGCCAACCCCACCTGGTTGTCCTGGCTGGCCGCCCGGGGCCTGCCGCTGGACGCGGTTGTGCGTTACCGGCTGGGCTGGAATCCGGGCGACAAGGGCAAGTCCTGCCTGATCCGGCCGCGCGCCTCCTGGGGGTTGCCGCCGCTCGAGGCCAAGCCCGGTCAGGACAAGCCCAAAACCACCTTTTGGCTCCCGCGCGGGCTGGTCATTCCCCAGCTGCCGGCCGATCCGGACGGCCCGGTGCTGCGCCTGCGCATCCGGCGGCCGGACGAAGACCGCCAGCGGTTTGACCCAAGCAAGAAATATTACGTGATCCCGGGCAGCTCCATGGACGCCATGATCCTGGCCCCGGAGTCTGCGGCTTTTGTCGTGGTCGAGTCCGAACTGGATGCGCTCATGCTGCACCACCAGCTCGGCGACCTGATCGGCGTGGTCTCGGTACAGACCGCCAACGTCAAGAAAATTGCGGCCGACATCCACGCGGCCCTGGCCCGGGCCAAGTCGATCCTGGTGGCCCTGGACGCCGAGGGGGCCGGCGGGGCCGGGGCCAAGGGCTGGCAGCGTTGGGCCGCGTCGTTTCCACGGGCGAAAAGGTGGCCGTGCCCGGTCGGCAAAGATCCCGGTGAAGCCTTTGAAAAAGGCGCGAACCTGCGCGCCTGGGTATTGGCCGGGCTGCCGCCGGCGATGCTCCCAGGACGTTTGCCGACTGGACAGCCGCCCAAAGGGGAGGGGGAAAAACCGGAAGAGGGGACGGGGGGCGCGGTCGCCGGGGACGTGGCGGCTGAGGAAGCGCCGGCGGTGTCAGCCGAAACGGCGGCGTTGTCAACCGAATTGCCGGCGGATGGCGGGGTTTCCGGGGCGTTGTCAGCCGAAGTCTCGGCGGCCGCGCCGGCCGTGCGCTGGCTCGATCCCGACTACGTGACCGCCCTGGGCATGGTGCCCCTGGGGGAGTTGCTCGAGGCTATGGCCACGCACCGGGTGGAGCCGGTGCTGGTGGCCGGGCTGGCCGCGGCTGACGAGCGCGTCCTGGCGCTGCGGCCGGCCGGCGATGTCCCTGCCGAGGCCATGGCCCGGGTGGGGACGCTGTTTTTTGGTCAGTGTCTCGAGGCGGTGCTGTGGTTCGCCCGGCTTGGCGGGCTGCGAGCGGCCAAAGGCCTGACGCCGCTTCGCGGCCGGCCCGATGCTGTCGGGGAGTCGGCCGCCATCGTGCGGCGGTTGGGAGCGGAGCCGGTGGGGCTGGTCTTCGCCGGCTGGACCAGCCTGGACTATTGGCGCGGCCGGGAGGCGGCGCGGCGGTAAATGGAGGGCTGCCGACCGGAGCGCCAACTCCTGCCGGCGGCCGGATGTGCGGGAACGTCCGACCAGGAAACCCCAACCCTCCAGCCATGCATGGCCCGGAGGAGGTAGCACGGGGACTGACGGATGCAAACTCTCAAACTCGAATACTGGCTGGTGGATAGGCTGCGACCCTACGGGCGGAGCCTGCGGAAATACGGGAAATCGGTGGTGGAGCGCATGATGGAGTCGATCAGGGAATACGGATTTCGGGTGCCGGTGCTGGCCCGCTCCTGCGGCGAGGTGGTCAACGGCCATCTTTGCCTCGAGGCTGCCAAGCGCCTGGCGCTGGAAACCGTGCCCGTGATCCTGGCCGACGATCTGTCCGAGGAGCAGGTCCGCACCTTTCGGCTGCTGGTCAACCGCTCTGCGACCTGGGCGGCCTGGGACGATGAGATGGTGGCCCTGGAGCTGGACGAACTGCGCGACCTGGACATGGATCTGGCCCTGACCGGCTTTGACGTGTCCGAGCTGGATGCGCTGCTGGCCCTGCTGCCGCTCGAGGGACGAACCGATCCTGACGACGTACCGCCGCTGCCGGAAACGCCGGTCACTCGGCCGGGCGACGTCTGGCGTCTCGGCCGCCATCGGCTGCTGTGCGGCGACGCCACCGCGCCGGCGGCGTATGCGGCGCTGCTCATCGATGAGCGTCCGGAGCTGGCCGTCACCGATCCGCCCTACAACGTGGCTGTCGAGGGCCGGGCCGGCAAGATCCTCAATGACGACATGGCGGCCGGCGCATTCCGGGAGTTCCTGGGCCGCGCCTTCGCCGCCCTCTATGGCGCGCTGGCCGATGGCGCTGCAGCTTACGTGGCCCACTCCGACACCGAGGGACTCACGTTTCGTGAGTCGTTTCAATCGGCCGGATTCAAGCTGGCCTCGTGCCTCATCTGGCGCAAAAACATCCATGTGCTCGGCCGGGCAGACTATCACTGGCAGCACGAGCCGATCCTCTACGGCTGGAAGCCGACGGGCGGCCACGCCTGGTTCGGCGGCCGCCGCCAGTCCACCCTTATCGAGGCGCTGCCCGGCGCGGTCATCCTGCCGGACGGCCGGGTGCAAATCCCGGCCGGCGACGATCTCTATCTCATCTCCGGCCAGGATCTGACCGTCGAGGTCGCGCCCGGCTCCTTCGTGAGCGTCAACAAACCCGCCAGGAGTGATGACCACCCGACCATGAAACCGGTGGCGCTGCTCGAGCGGCTCATCCGCAATTCCAGCCGCCCGGGCGGCCTGGTCATCGATCCCTTTGGCGGATCCGGCTCCACGCTGATCGCCTGCGAGGGCCTGGGCCGGGTCTGCCGCACCCTCGAACTGGATCCGCGCTTTTGCGACGTCATCATCCGCCGTTGGCAGGAGCACACGGGCGGCGTGGCCGTGGCCCTGGATGGTCGGCCGTTCCCGGCGGCAGGGGGCGCGGCATGACCGAGGACCTGACCCCCTACATCGAGCGCAGCGCGGCTACGGATCTGCCGGCCCTGCTGCGAGCCAAGGAAGAGGCAAAAAGGCGCATGAAAGACGACCCGAGCAAACCCAACGTCGAGGCGTTTCGCACCGTGCGCGACGAGGTCGACAAGGCAGCCACCGACCGCCCGGCCGGCGAGGGCCGGCTTTTCGCCAAAAAGCCCGGCGCGCTGGCCTACCTCCAGGGGCGCGGTTTCGCCATCCAAAAAACCAAGTTTTACGCGGACTGCAAGGCCGGCCTCGTCCCGACCAATGCCCAGGGCCAGTACGAGGAGGCGGTGCTGTTGGCCTATGCGGCCAAACTCCCCGTGGCCGCCAAGGAAGAGGACGGCAAACTCAACTCCGAAGCGCGACGGCGGTTGTCGGCCGATGCCGACCACAAATCCGAGCAGGCGCTGCTGGCCAAAATGCGGCGCGAAAAACTGGAGGGCCAGCTCGTGGCCCGGTCCGAGGTCGCGCGCGGGCTGGCCGCCCGAGCGCAGTTTTTCCGGGCGCAGATCGAGAACTTCGGCCCGCTTCTGGGGGCGCGGATCATTGCCGCCGTGGGTGGCGACGAGGCGCGGCTGCCGGAGTTTTTGGCCCTGTGGGAGGAGGCGACAGCGGATTGGATGGACGCCTGGTCCGAGGACCGGGAGTTCGTGGCCGGGCCGGCAGAGGATCCGTTGGACGATCCGGCTCCGGACGCGGCCTAAACCCCAACACAAGGAGAGCATGGCATGAGCGGCAGACCCTGGAACCAGACGTTTAGCGGTTTGGCCTTTGACCTGGTCAGGCCGGACCGGTCCATGGTGTCCATCAAGGACATCGCCCAATCCCTGGCAAACCTGTGCCGGTTCAACGGCCACAGCAAGCGGTTTTACAGCGTGGCCGAGCACAGCCTGTACGTGTCCCGCGCCGTGCCGCACCACCTCGCCCTGCAGGGGCTGCTGCATGATGCCACCGAGGCCTATGTGGGCGACATGGTCGCGCCGCTGAAATCGTTGCTCCCGGAGTTCAAGGATTTGGAAAACCGCGTCCGTGACGCGATTTGCGCCCGGTTCGGGCTGCCTGTCGAGATGCCCGTTGGCGTCAGGGCTGCGGACAGGGCCATGCTGGCCACGGAGCTGGAGTACCTGATGCTGCCGCCGCCGCAATCCTGGGAGTTGGGGGTGGAACCCTACAAGCTGCACGAGATCGGCCTGTGCCATCCCAACCAGTTCGGGCTGTCGCCGCGCGAGGCGCATCGCCGCTTTCTGGAACGGTTTGCCGAGCTGGCGGTTTGAAGAGGGCTGCGTCATGCGAATCCCAACCCTCGCTCTCTCTGTCCAGCAGCCCTGGGCCTGGCTCATCGTCAACGGTTTCAAGCCGCTCGAAAACCGGACCTGGGTATTGCCGGCCAAGCATGTCGGCCCGGTGCTGATCCAGGCCAGCGCCAAGCCGCTCTTTTCGATCTCCGCCGTCCGCGACATGCTCTATGAGCACCACGCCCGCTACGGCCTGGCCGGTGGCCTGCGCTTCCCGGAGGAGGGCCGGCAGACCGGCGGCATCGTGGGCATGGCCCGTTTCACCGGTTGCACCCGCGACCACGTTTCCCCTTGGGCGGCGCGGGGCCAGTGGCATTGGCTGATTGCCGACGCCAAGCTGCTGCCGTTTATGCCCTGCAAGGGGCGGCTGGGGTTTTTCCGGGTGGACTATGCCCCGGCCAGAGCGGGGCAGGGGAGTTTGATGGGGATGGCGTCGTGATTGCACCCGGTCCGCATCCGCTCCACGACCTCGGGGCGGTCATCTCCAGCGGCGGTCTTAGCGAGTACGGTTTTTGCCGGGCCGGGTTGCGGTGGATCTGCGTGACTATGGCGAGGATGGGGGAAGCGTGACGGCTATGGGCTAAACACTGTCCGCTGCAGTCCACAGTGCAGGAGAAGCCCGCGGGGGCGTACTGTAGTCTGTTTTGTTGGGGACGACAAATGTCATCCCCAATCCCATTCGCCTCACGAGGTAGACCAGCCCCATGGAACAGCAACCACCACCAGACGCCGCTGATGAGGCGGCACGTTGGCGAGAATATGAGCGACGCAAAAAAGCCGAACTGGAGAACGCCCCGGAACCTCAGGCGCTTTGCGAGTTTTGCCGGGATTTGGCCGAGGAGTTAGCCCTTTGAGCGACCCCGAATTTTTCCGCTTCACGGACGCCGAGCGCCGCATTTTCCGCAAGCGCGTTCGCCCGCGCCCCTCGGAGTGGGCAGCCCGCAATATCGTGGTGCAGGACGGTCCCTATGCCGGGTCGCGGCTGCGTATGGATGTCACGCCCTACATGCCCGGCATCATGGACACCCTTTTCCAGCGTCACATCGAGGAAGTGGCCGTCTGCGCCTCGCCGCAGATCTCGAAGTCCGAGCTGCTCTTTGCCTGCCTCTTTTACAGCATGGAGTTTTTCCCGGGGCCGAAGCTCCTGGCCATGCCCGACGAGGATACGCTGGTCCGGGCTGTCGAAAAAAAGCTGCTGCCGCGCATCAAAGGCTCGGCCACCTTGCGCAAGCTCTTTTTGCGCTACGCCAAGGGTGCCCTGGAGCTGGCCGACGGATCCACCTGCTACCTCGCCTCGGCCCAGTCGCCGAGCCAGCGCGCGTCCGTGTCGGTCATGCATCTGTTTTTGGATGAGGTGGACCTCTATCGCCAACTGGCCGGCCAGGGCGCGCCGGTCACGGAATTTGAGGAGCGCGTCATCAGCTACGAGGGCAAGCGCAAAGTCCTCAAAATCTCCAAACCCCTGGGTGATGAGTCGAGCGTGATCTGGGTCACCGTCACCACGGGGTGCGACGAGTTGCGCCGCTGGCATGTGCCGTGCCCGTCGTGCGGCACGGTCCAGGTGATGGATGAGGCCCACGTGGTGGTGCTCGAGGATTGCCGCGATCCCCGGGAGATCAAGCGCCGCAAGCTCGGCCGCTACAAATGCCCGCATTGCAAATATCACTGGACCGACCACGCCCGGAACGTGGCCGTGTCGCGCGGCGAATGGATCGCCGACCAACCCGTGCATCGGCCGCGTGCGGTCGGGTTTCACCTGCCGTCGCTGGTGTCACGTTTCGTGAGTCTCTCCGAGTTCGCGGCCGACAAGGTCGCGGCCGATGATTCGGACGACGACCGGGTCAAGCGGGACTTTAAAAACGGCCGCTGCGCCCTGCCGCACAAAGCCGTGACCATGGAGTCGTCGGAGGCCAACGTCCTGGCCCGCCGGGCCATGTGGCTGCCGGCCAAGACCGTGCCCACCGAGGCCGTGGCCCTCACCTGCGGCATCGACACCCAGGCCAAAAGCTTTTGGTTTTCGGTGGTGGCCTGGGGGCCAACGCTCCAGGGGTGGCTCATCGACTATGGCCAGATCTCCACCTGGGAGGATGTCATGTCCCTGGTGCACGGGACGCGTTATCCGGTGCTCGGCCAACCCGGGACGGACATGGGCATCTGGCGCGTGGCCATTGACTCGGGCGGCAACGCCACCGAGCACGAGGTGCTCACCCGCACCGAAGAGGTCTACGCCTGGTGCCGCTCGCGCGGCGAGGGCCGGCTTTTCCCGACCAAGGGCCGCAGCCGGGACCACCACGTGCCTGTCTCCTGGACCACCATCGACAAGCTGCCGCACTCTGGCCGGGCCATCCCCGGCGGGCTGCAGCTCTATCTGCTCGACGTCAACCACCTGAAAATGGTGCTGTTTAAGCGCCTGACCGCCGAGGCGCGCCAGCCCATCCTGCTCCATGCCGGCGTGGGCGATGATTTCGCCCGCCAGATGTCGGCCGAGCGCCTGGTCAAAGACAAAAATAACAAGCTCGTCTGGGAGCTGCTCCACCGCGACAACCACTTGCTCGACTCGACCGCCAACGCCCTGGCTTGCGTGGACGACTCCTGGTCGCCGTCCCTGCGCTACATGCTCGAGCACCAGGACGATGGCGACGCCTCGGCCCGGGCCGATGAGCACCGGGGCGGCGACACCCCATCCGTCCTGGCCCAGGCCGCCAGCCGTGCCAGCGCCATCCTGGCCAACCGATAACGAGGACACCCATGCGCCAGACAAATCTGCCCCACGATCGCACCGCCCACGGCCCGCTGCTCAACGTCAAGCAGGTGATGGAGCGGCTCGACTGCTCAAAAACATTTGTCTATGACTTGATTAAGTCGCAGCAACTGGCCCACGTCAGGCTGGGCACGGTTAAGGGGCTGCGCGTCCCGGAAAAAAGCCTGAAGCTTTACATCCGCAAAAAAGAGGCGGCGGCCAAGAGCGGGGTGGAATCATGAGGCGTTGGGTCCTTTGCCTGTTGGTATTGTTTGCGGCCGCGCTCTCCGGGTCGCCTGCCCTGGCCGGAGACGAGGCGCGGATCTACGACGCCAAGGGGCGTTACCAGGCCGGGTGATGATGGACGGCAACGGCAACGCCCAGGTTTACGATTAGCATGGCAAAAATTAGAGAGCGTGTTGAAAAATGTGGATACGTTATGTGAGATGTGCCTTGTGTGAATTAGTTCTTCTGACTAGGTGCAGGATAATAGTGGGGTAATGGTGAATGATATGTTTATGATTGACATGTGAGTGCTGTTAAGTAATATTTATGTCAATTTATTATACGTGCTTGGAATGTATTGGTTTTTTGGAATTAAATACAAAGATGGGCCAAAGGAGGGTGTCTATGTTTTCTTGGATGTCCTTGCCGCTTGTTATTCTGATCTTTTTTCTAAGTTTTGCTTCAGCTTTCAGTCAAGATGGTCCTGGGATTCATCGTCTGCCTCCTCCTCCTCCTCCTCCTCCGTTAGCGCAGCAATCTGGTAGTAATGCAAATATTGTTGATGCGTTAAAGAAAGAAAATTCCTTGCTAAAGAAAAAAATTAGACTACTTGAAGACTATGTGCGTCAACTTGAGGCGAGGATTAAGGAAAATAAATAGGAGGTTTTTCAAAGATGGAGATGTCTTTGGATGAAATCAAGAATGCAATTGATGCTGTTAATCATGAATTAGCTGGTTCTCAAAGTGTTAATAATGAGCAAGTCGTGTGGTGGACTACTCAAAGTGCGATGACAATGTGTGCGTCAATATTGATTTTTTGTATTGTTGTATTGGGATTTGTAACATATTTGCTGAAGTCCGGTGCTGAACAACCTGAGGCGATTCTTAGAATGTTTGGAACGATAATAATAATTATAGTTACAGTATTTCTTGTTGTTGCTGGGTATAATGACCAGCAAATTGCTCCTGCAATTGGGTTGCTTGGAACAATAGCTGGTTACTTGCTTGGAAAAGATGTGAAAAAGGTATAGTGTGTGAGTTGAAGGATTTTCAATATGCGCAGGAAGTTGTGTTTATTAATAAGTATCTCCATCTTGTTGATCGGCCTAGTTGTTGCATTTGGATATTTTTCGCGTTTACAATTTGTTCCGCTTGCTGGCTCAAGCCCTAAATTGGGTAAAGAAAACGATGAAATTGTCACTTTGTTGAATGAAAATGCATTGCTAAGGGAAAAGATAAGATTAATTGAGCAATATATAAAAGAACTTGAAAAAAACTTGGCAAGTGGAAACTAATGGCGTTGTTTAGATAACTTCCGTTGGCTAAGCCGGTCTTTCTGACTCTATCCCGGGCTGTTTGACCCAGGGCGACACCGAGGCCCGGGCCATGGAAATGGCCGTGGATGCTCTCAGCGGGCACATACACACCCTGCGCGACCTGGACAGGGAGGTGCCGCCGCCGTCGCCGTTGGCAGCGTTGGCGATCCCGTCCGGCGCGCGGGTGGCGTTGGTCCCCGGGCCTGCCAGCGAAACCCCACCGGTACGCATCAGTGTCTCCATCAACCAGGGCTTGTTGCGCGATGTCGACGCGGCGGCCAAACGCGAGGGCATGACCCGCTCCGGGTTCCTGGCGGCGGCGGCCCGCACGATGCTGTCCCAGATCCAAGCGTAACAGCCCGATCCTGCTGCTTAAACCGCCCCCGCGCCGTCCGGCCCGGGGCGTTGTCTTTCCTGGTTCCAGGTCGCCGGACAAACTATTTTTCGACGATGCAAATTTGACCCCCGATTTAGCATCCCTCCCTCCCCGCCTAAAACCCGCGCCACGCCTGTCCTCCCGGGCGGCCCGCCCGCACTGAAAACCCCCTGAAAAAACCGTCCGTATCGTCCTTATTGTCCTTATCGTCCACCAGTCGGCCCAGGCGAGTGTGCTAGCCCCTCGCCCATGGCCATATTCACCCGAGCGGAAAAGCAGACCCACATCGACACCTGGAAGGCGGCGCTTCTCGCAGTCGCGTCGGGCGCTGAGTTCACCATCGGCACCCGCCGGTTGCGCCGGGCCGATCTGCCGGACATCCAGAACCATCTCGATTGGCTGGATGCGTTGCCGACCAAAGAGGATGAGGCCGCCGGCCGAGGCTCCCCCCAATTCCACGAACTGATCCCCAGGCGGTCATCGTAATGGCCGGCAACTGGCTGGATCGCGCCATCGGGTACGTCTCGCCCGAGCGTGGGCTGCGTCGGGCCAAGGCCCGGGCCGGCATGGATGCCCTGGCCGGGCTGGTGCAGGGAGTGCGCCGCACTGCGGCCAGCCGTGACGGGACCATGGCCAATTTCAGCCCCGTCCGCCAAAATCCCTACACCGTCGAGCGCGACGCCGACCTCATCCGCGACCGGGCCGAATCCCTGGTCAGCAGCGACGGGCTGGCCGCCTCCTGTGTCGATACCCTGGCCCTCAATGTCGTTGGCTCCGGGCTGCGGCCGCAGTCCACGCCCGATAGCGCCCTGCTGAAACTGTCCGACGGCGAGGCCGACGCCTTTGCCGAGAGCGCCGAACGGGCCTGGGACGTTTGGTGCCGCGAGGCAGACGCGGCCGACACCGACCATTGCAATGACCTGCAGTATCAGGCCGTGCGCTCCATGTTCGCCATGGGTGAATTTGTCCATCTCCCGGTTTGGATCGAGGAACCCGGGCGGCATTTTGGCCTGGCCCTGCAGACCCTGCACCCGGGCCGGCTGCGTACCCCGTCGGATCGGATGCACGATTCGAGCATCCGGCGCGGCATCGAGATCGGCGAGTACGGCCGCCCGGTTGCCTACTGGCTGGCCGAGCCGCCGGACAACCGTTCCTTGGCCGGCCTGTCGAGCGCCTACTTTCGGCGCGTCCCCCGAAAGATTGGCCACCGCTGGGGCTGTCTGCATCGCCGCCATGCCTGCGGTCCGGAACAGCCGCGCGGTGAAACGCGCCTGGCCCCGGCCATGAAATTGTTTTCCGACATTTCGGCTTATGTGGATTCCGAGCTGGTGGGCGCGGTCATCGCGGCCAGCCTGACGGTATTCATGGAGACGGCCAACGATGCCATGGGCGGCGTGGGTGCAATCGGTCTCGACGGCTCCAAAAAGTCGGGTCTGGTCAATGCCTATCCCAAGGAGCTTGTTCCGGGGACGCTCATCACCGGCCGGGCCGGTGACAAGCCGCATCTGCTGGCCAACCCCCGGCCGTCTGACAGCTTCGATCCGTTCATGACCCGCCTGTCAAAATTGGTGACCGCCTCCACCGGTCAGACCTTCGAGGGCGTGTTCAAGGATTTTTCCCAGACCAACTACTCGTCGGCCCGGGCCGGTCTGCTTGAGGTCTGGAAACTCCACACCCTGCTGCAGGACTGGTTCGTGCGCGGCTACCTGCACCCCCTCTGGGAGATGGTCCTGGAGGAGGCGTGGTGGCGCGGGATGCTGGTCATGCCCAAACACGCCCCGGATTTTTACGCCGCCCGCGACGCCTGGTGCTCTGCCTCCTGGACCCGCCCGCCGCGTGGCCAGATCGATACCGTCAAGGAGCGCACGGGCGAGCAGCTCGGCCTCGACAATCTGACCGACTCCGTCACCGACATCCTGTACTCGCGCGGCCAGGATCCCGAGACCATGGCCCGCAAGATCGCCCGGGAGCGTCGCACCTTCGCCCGTTACGGCTTGGTGCCGGCGGCGTCCTCGGTTTCGGTTTGCGTCCAGATCCCGGCCAACGATGACGAGGACACCAAAAAGGAGGCCACCGCGTGAGCATCCAGACACAACGCCTGTGGGCCATGGAGCCTGGGCGGCTGGCCGGCCTGTTTCGGGACATGAAAGCCCGGGGGCTGCCCGACGCTGCTGCTGTAGCGGCCATGGCCGCCGCCGGCAACGGCCGCGAGGAGCCGCTCTATCAGCGCGTAGGACCTCTGGCCGTGATCGAAATGCACGGCGCTCTCGCCAAGGAGGGCAGCTACTGGTGGGGCATCGCCTCCATGCGCCAGATCGGCGCGGCCCTGCTCCAGGCGGCGGGCGATCCCGGGGTCAAGGGCATCCTGCTCGATGTGGACTCACCCGGCGGCACGGTCGCCGGCACCGAGGAGCTGGCCGGCATCGCCCGGGCCGTGGCGGCCGCGAAACCGCTCTACGTCTACGCCGGCGACCTCATGTGCTCGGCTGCCTACTGGATCGGCTCCCAGGCCCGGGCCATCTGCTCCCAGGCCTCGGCCATGATCGGCTCCATCGGCATCATCATGACCCATACCGACTGGTCGGGCTGGGATGCGCAGGCCGGCATCGATGTCACCTACCTGACCGCCGGCCACTACAAAGCCATGGGCAACCAGGACGAGCCGCTCACTGACGAGGCCCGGGCCTATCTGCAGGAGCAGCTCGACGCCACCTATGCCTTGTTTTTGGAGGCGGTGGCCGCCGGCCGTCGCGTGTCGGCCCAGCAGGCCCTGGCCATGGCTGACGGCAAAATTGTTTTAGGCCGGCAGGCCCTGGAGCTGGGGCTGGTGGACCGGCTCGAAAGCCGCGCCGATTTTATCAACCGCATCGTGCAGGAGGTGCACATGGATCTGGCCAAACTCAAGGCCGAGCATCCCGGCGTGGTCGGCGAACTCCGCGCCGAGATCGAAACCGGGCTGCAAGCCGAACACAAAACCGCGCTTACGGCCGCCGTCGAGGGCGAGCGCGCCCGGGTCATCGGCGTCGTGGGTGTGCTGGTTGGCGAGGAGCAGGGCGGCCGCATCGCCGCTGTGGTGGGGTCGGGCGTCACGGCCGAACAGGCCAAGGCCTTGGGCGCGGCCCTGGGCAGCGGCACCGGCCCGGCCCAGGCCGAGAAGCCCGGCGAACTGTCGCCGGAAGCCAAGGATGCCCTGGGGCTGCTCAAACAAGCGACCACCGATCCCCTCAACCAGCAGGGCGACCCGCGCGCGGCCGCCCCGGATTTTGATGCCCTGGTTATGGCCGAGCAGGCCAAGGGCCTGTCCAAGGGCAAGGCCATGGCGGCCGTCGCCAAGGCGCATCCGGCGGTCCATGCCGCCTGGATCGCCAAGCAGAACAACAAGGAGGGGAAATAGATGGCTTCCGTCCATAAATCCCGCCGCACCTTCACGGCCGCCGAGGCCCTGGACTCGTATCGGCTGGTGACCCTGGTCGCTGGCGAGGCGGCCCTGTGCGATGCCGCCGAGTCACCGCTCGGCGTCACCGAATACGCCGTGGCCGATGGCGATCTGACCAGCGTCCGGCTGCTCAACACCGAGGGCACCATCGAGGTGGAAGCCACGGGCGCGGTGGCGGCCGGTGGGCTGGTGGTGGCGGCTGCCGCCGGCATGGTGGCGGCCGATCCGGGTGTGGGCGATCGCATCCTCATCGGCTTGTCCCTGGCCACCGTCACCGCCGGGGGCGTCATCGAGATCGTCCCTTACGGCTACGGCCACAACCTGAGCTAGCCACGATTCGCACAAGGAGGTCTCACCGATGCCCCAGACCAAAGCCATCATTCGTCCCGACCTTGGGGCCATGGCCTTTGAATACAGCCTGACTGCGGCCGGCCTGGGCTTTATCGCCCAGCTGGTGCTGCCGCCGTTTTATACCCCGCTCAAAACCGCCCAGTATCCGGTCATCCCGGCCGAGGCGCTCCTGGAGGACGTCGATACCCAGCGCGCCCCCCGCACTGCTTACGCCCGAGGGGACTGGGAATTTGATTTCCTGGATTTTAACTGCTCGGAAAACGGCTACGAGGAACCCATCGACGACTCCGAGGCCCAGCTCTACCGCAACTACTTCGACGCCGAGACCATGGCCACCTACCGGGCCATGGGCATCATCTTGCGCCGGCTGGAAAAGCGGGTGGCTTCCAAGATTTTTAATCCCGGCATCTTTGACGGGCATGCTGTCGGCAAGGCCTGGAACAGCTATGCCGACGCCGATCCCCGGGCCGATGTCATCGCCGGCTTCGAAGCCATCCGGATGTCCACGGGCCTCAAGCCGAACGCCCTGATCCTGGACGAATCGGTCCTGCGCCATGTCAGCATGTGCGAAAGCGTCATCGACCGTGTGAAGTATTCCAACCCCGACGCCATCCGGGGCGACCTCACCATCCCGCAGTTGCAGGCCTATTTCGGCGTTGACCAGATCATCGCCGCCGGCGCTGTTCGCAACGCGGCGGCCAAGGGAAAGGCCAAGTCCATTTCCCCGGTCTGGTCGCCGACCATGGCCATGCTGGGCGTGGTGTCGTCTGGCGGCCAGGATCTGCGCGAGCCGTCCCTGGGCCGTATCTTTTCCTGGGAGGAAGACGCCCCGGAAATGCTCGTGGTCGAGACCTACCGCGAGGAGCAGATCCGCAGCGACGTGGTGCGCGCCCGGCAGAACACCGACGAGTGCATCCAATTCGTCGGCGCGGGCCATCTCATGACCGGCGTCATCCCAGCTTAAGGGGGCGTGTTGTGACGTTTAGCGCCCTTGAGACTGCCTGCATCACGACCATCCTGTCGCTGCTTGTGGCGCTGGTGGTCCACGCTGTCACCAAACGCAATTACGTCAGCCACGGCCAGTGCGAGGAGCGCCGCGCCCATGTCTGCTCCACCATGCAGGCGGTGCAGGAGGGCCACGCCGAGCTGCGTCAGGATCTCAAGGACCGCACCACCGTCCTGTTTCGGATGCTGCGTGCCATGATCGTCCACGACAAGGACCTCACGCCGGACATCAAAACCGAAATCCTCAATGAAACCCCGGGAGGGAAATAACATGGCCGATCCCACAACCGCTGCCGCCGCCGCCGAACAGGCGGCCAAGGACGCGCAAACCGTCGATCCCATGGCCAGCATCGCGGCCATGGCGGGTCTGCTGGACAGCTCGATCGCGAAGCTGGAACAGATGGTTTTGAAAAGTGCGTCGCCTGCGCCTTCGGCGCTGGCCGATATTGCCGCCCCGGTGGCTGCGCCCACGGCGTCGCTGCTCTCGCGTCTGACCCCGCGCATGTTGCTGTGCCTGGTCGTGGCCGTGGGGCTGGCCGCCATGCTGGCTGTGGTCTCGCCGCAGCAGTTGCCCGTGGCCGGCTACAAGCTGGCCCTGGTCACCATGGCCGCCTACCTCGGCTACTGGATCGACCGCTGGGGCTTTCCCTACGCCCGGCCGGATTCGTTTCTCGTCGCGGCCGATTGGCGGGCCGACGCCAAGCCGGCCCAGGATCAGGCCAACCATCCCGTGGTGGCCGGCTGTGAGCGCATCTACGCCTTTGCCATGGTGCGCCGGGCGCTCATCATGCTGGGCACCATGCTGGCCATGGGGCTGGGGCTGTAGCATGGGCCGGCTGCTCCATGCCCTGCGCTTGCGGCCCGAAGAGCGGGTGATCGCGGGCGACATCCTGTCCGTCCTGGCGATGGTCTGCGCGGCTGTCCTGGCCGCCTGCATCGTCTCGGGCTGCAACAGCCCGGAGCCGGCCAAGCCGGAGGCCACCGCGCCGAGCGTAGCCCCGGCCGGGCCGGTTGTCCCCAAGCCGGTGCCGGCTGCGGCCGCCACCGTGCGCGGCATCCCCCGGGCGGCCCTGCAGTATCGGGCCGAACTGACCCGCAACGCCCGCAGCATCTGGGGCCTGGATGCGCCGGTAGCCACCATGGCCGCCCAGATCCACCAGGAATCCGGCTGGCGCACCGATGCCAAAAGCCCGGTCGGGGCCCAGGGCATGGCCCAGTTTATGCCGGCCACCGCGTCCTGGATTGCCGATCTCGTGCCGGAGCTGGCCGCCTGTGAACCGTACAACCCGGCCTGGGCCATCCGCGCTCTGGTCACCTACGACAAGTGGCTGTGGGATCGCCTGGACGCGGCCAGCGACTGCCATCGCATGGCCTTTGCCCTGGCAGCCTACAACGGCGGCCTCGGCTGGGTGCGGCGCGACGCCAAAATGGCCGCCGGCCAGGGCCTGTCCCCGGAGGCATGGTGGGACCATGTCGAGACCGTCAACGCCGGCCGCTCGGCCGCGAACTGGCGCGAAAACCGGGGCTATCCGCGCCGCATCCTGCTGGCTCTGGAGCCGCTCTACCTCCAGGCCGGTTTTGGGGGAGGTGCCTGTCGTGATTAACCGTGCGCTCACTGTGGCCTCGGGCCTGATCCTGGTTGTGCTGCTGGCTGCCCTGGGCTGGCAGACTGTGCAGCTGGCCCGGTCCGAGACCCGGATCGCGGTCTTGGCCCGGGAACTGGGGGAGGCCAACACCCGCGTGTCCTTGCTTGAGGCCGACCAGCAGACCCTGACCGCCGGCCGCGATGCCTTGGCCGGTCAGGTCGAGGCCTGCCAGCAGACTATTGCCCGGGTCCAGGCCAGGGCGGCCGACCGGGTGACGATCATCCGTAACGTCAAAGTCGTGCCCCGGTCGGCTGCCGGCGCGGGCACGGGGGGAGTGGTAGACGATGCGACGTGCCGCCGCGCTATTGAGCATCTTAATGGCTGTCGGTAGCGGCTGCGCGCCGACGCCGGCGGCCATCACGGTGCATCAGGCCTACACCCGCTGCCCCCGGCCCACGGCTCCCGAGCTGCCGCCTCTGGATCCGGAGCAACGCCTGGAAACCCCGGCCAACATCAACCTCCTGCTCGAGCGGGATGACCGCCGGTGCGCCTACGCCGAGCAGCAGGACGCGGCCCTTGATTGCTACGAGGGGCAGGCCAAGCCGGGCGGCCAGTGATGCGCGATTTCTTCCAGCATTACTTTAATGACTTCCATTTATACTGTCGGTTTAAGGACTTGGGAATCTCAACCGAGCAAGCCAACCGGTGGAGCCGGGCCATAGCCAAGTGGCTGCGCCCCTGCCTCTACAGGACAAGGAGCTGATATGGCGGACGAAGCGGATCAGGCCCAGGCCACCGAGGTCATGCACCGGCAGGCTGCCCTGGACTGCGCCCGGTGCCGGCACGTCGAGGAGCAGGAGTATGCGGGCGGACGCATTGTCTGCCGTGACTGCGGCGAGCCAATCCCGGCGGCCCGGCTGGACATCCTGCCGACCGCCTGCCGGTGCGTGGCCTGCCAGGAAGAGGCGGAGGCCACGTGCTGATCGACGACGCCGGGGCCTTTGTGGCCGCCTTTGCCGCCCCGGCCAGCTACTCGGCCGGGGGTGTGTCCGCGCCGATCCTGGCCGTGGTCGAGGACACCGACCCCTGGACCGGCATCTGCACGGCGCTGCGCACCACGGTCGATCACGGCCAGGTGCGCCTGGGCAAGGCTTGGGTCCGGCCGTCCGAGCTGCCGGCCGCGCCGGCTTTCGGCCACCTCCTGGAGCAGGACGGCCGGACGTGGTTTGTCGCCGACTCCTGGCCCGAGAGCGACATGCTGGTGCTGGGCCTCGCCCTGGGGGTCTTTGTCGTGGACGTCACCGTGACCCGGATCGTCGAGACCGATGACGGGGCCATGGGCTTTGCGCCCGCGCCGGTCCTGATCTGGACCGGACAGGCCGCCGTCCATGCCCTGGCCGGCAAGGAGCGGGTGGCCGCGGCCCGGCTGGTTGGCCTGGGCTATCGCCACGGCTGGCTGCCGGCCTGTCCGGAGCTGGCCGCCGGCTGCGAGATGCGCACACCACACGAGGTCCTCCACGTGACGAGCGCCTACACCGACCACGCCCGGGGCTGGACCACGTTCGAGGCCGAGGCGCGGCAGGAGGATCAGCCGTAATGGGCATGTTTTCCGACCACTACGAGACGATCATGGGCCGAGCGGAGCAGGCCATGGGGGCCGAACTGCGCCAGGAGGTCCTCCCCGAGGCCCAGCGGCTGGTGCCGGTACGCACCGGGAAACTCCAGGCGTCCATTACCGTGGGCACCGAGCGCGACGGCACGGTGATCACTGGTTTTGTCGAGGCCGGCGAACCCTACGCGCCCTACGTCGAGTTCGGGACCGGCATACGCCCGGCCAAGGCGTTTTTGCGGCCGGCCGTGGAAAAGTTCGACCTCGCCCGGGTGGCTGCCCGGATGCAGGGCAAGGGGGGCGACTCGTGAGCCGGTTGCCGGTCCGTGCCTCGGTGCGCCCCAAGCTGCGCGTTGCCCTGACCGCCTGGTTTGCGGCCCATGCCGACAGTCCCTTTGCCCTCGGCGTCGGCGGCCGGCTGGCCTATCTGCAGGCCAAACGGGACTGGCCCAAGCCCTATGCCGTGCTGGCCATCCCGGTGGCCATGCCGCGCGACACCATCACCGAGCGCATCGACACCGTGTCGCTGCAGGTGATGGTGTTCGGGGCCGGCTCCCTCCAGGTCGAGGAGCTGGCCGGTCTGGCCCTGGACTTGTTCGAGGGCCGGGTCATTTCCGGTCCGGGGCTGGCTCCCTTTGAGCTTTCGCGGGGTGAGGACGTGCCCACCCTGCCGGACGATGACGGGGTGTGGCAGGCTGGCATCCAGCTGTCCGGCCTCGTTGAAACCATTTTGTAAGGAGACTCCATGGAACGTGCGAACTTTCAACTTGCCGTGGATGCCGCGCTGGTCCTCAAGTCCGGCAGCGTCGATCAGGCCGTGGTCAAGGGCCTCAATAAAATCGGCCTGCCGGGCCTGACCCGTGACGTCATCACCGCCTCGGAGTTCCGGCGGGATTTCGACATCGAGTTCACCACCACGGGCAAGCTCGGCCGCATCACCTACAGCGGCAACATGCTCACCGGCGATACCGCCGGGCAGGACGTGCTCAAGCAGTACCTTAAGAAAAACGAAAAATTCAACGATGCCCGGGTCTACATCGACTATGACAATTTCCTGGCCCCGGATCTGGCCAACGATCCCAACGCGGTCTGGCAGGTGTCCAAGCACAGTCCGGGCGAGGCCGATAAAAACGGCATCTTTTCCTTGTCCGGCGAAATGACCTGCGGCGGCCTGTTCGCCATGTTCGTCAAGCACCTGACCGGCGACGGCATTGCCTTCGTGGCCGTCGGCAACAAGATCACCGACGCGGATGCCGGGTTCGCCCTCGCTGGCTTTGCCGCCGGCCAGACGCTCATTGTCGAGGGCAGCGCCGGCAATAACGGCCAGTACCTGATCAAGACCGTGGCCGCCGGCGAGATCACCCTCGATAGCGCGGTCAAGGTGGTGGTCGACGGCGCTGTCGGCACCGAGATCACCCTGCATGGCGGGACGCTGTAATCGGCATCAATCTTTGGGCGGCCCAAAGCACATGCGGAGCGTGTGCCCTGGCAGGTATCCCCGGCCTGCCGGCCGCCCATCACCACGGGGAGCAAGGGGAAAGCACATGGCGAGACTGAGCGGCGAGAGGGTGAAGTGGTTCGACATCCCGGAAGACCCGGACGGGGCGAAAGTCAAAATCAAGCACCTCAAGAAGGGCGAGGTGAACGACATCGAGGACCAGATCGAACTGTACCAGACCATGCTGCGGCCCGACGCCGCCGGCAAAATGCAGCAGGAAATCAAGGTCAATCCGGCCAAGGGCGACAAACGCTACGCCTATCTGTGCGCGGCGGTGATTGACTGGGAAAAGGTTTTCGGTGCTGACGGCAAGCCCATGGACTGCACCGATGCCAACAAGATCCTGTTGGCCCGGGACGACGAAACCTTCGGGCCGTTTGTCAGCAAGAGCCGGATCGCCCTGACCGAACTGGTGGCGGCCGAGCGGGAGGCGGCCCGAAAAAACTCGAAAGCGTAGGCCTGTGGCTGTCCGGGGCAGGGCGCAAAACCTGCGAGGAGTGCAGGCGGGTCTTTAAGGAGACTCGTTGGGACACCCCGGCGGATCGGGAGCGCAAGCGCAAAGGCCCACCCTGCGCCACCTGCCGCCCCGACCTGCACCCGGACAACGCCACGGCCTGCGCCATCTATCTGCGCTGCGCCGGGCAGGTGATCGTCGGTCCCATGGGCGACCGCATCGACATCAACGTGCTGGCCGTCAAGACGATCATGGACCTGGAGGGGGTCGGCAATCAAGCCGAGGTCATGGAGCAGGTGCAGACCCTGGCCGGGCTCATCTACCGGGAGCAGGCCAAAGAGGCCGAGGCCAGGCGCGAGGCGGATAAACGGTATCGGACAGGGAGACGGTGACGCATGCGGATTAAGGCCGGCACCCTTGGGGTGGACATCACAGCGGACGGGCAGGTCCTGGAGGCCGCGCTCAAGCGGGCCGACTCCCTCACCGAATCCTTTTCGGTCAACGTCGACCGCCGGATGAAGCGGGCCAGCGCCAGTTTCCAGGGAGTGGGGCAGGCCGCCGGCATGACCGACAAGGAGATGGCCAGCCTGGAAAAGCGGATGCGCGAGGGCATGGCCGCCGACACCGCCACCCGCGCCCTGGACAATCTCCGCAAATACGCCGGCCTGACCGCCCAGGAGTACACCAACCTCGCCGCCAAGATGGGCGTGGCCACCAGGGAGAGCGACAAGGCGTCGATCTCCCTGGCCGGCATTGCCAAGCGGGCCGGCGCGGTGGCTGCGGCCTACCTGTCCATGCGTGAGGGAGCGCGGGCTGCCGGGCAGGCGTTTATGGATTTTGTCGGCTACGAGGCCAACCTCACGGACATGAGCCGGGTGACCACGGACAGCCTCGAGTCCATCGACGCCACCATCAAGGGGCTGCCCCGGTCCATGGGCGACCCCACGGCCATGATGGGGGCCTACTACCAGGTGCTGTCCTCGGGCGCGACCGACTCGGCCCAGGCCATGGACCTGCTCACCACCTCGGCCAAGGCCTCCAAGGCCGCTCACGTGTCCCAGTCCGAGACGGTCAAGGGCCTCACCAAGCTGATGGCCGGGTATGACGGCGAGATCCGCAGCGCCACCGAGGCGTCGGATCTGTTGTTTCGGATCGACAACCTGGGCCAGACGTCTTTCGCCGAGCTGGTGCCGGTCATCGGCGATGTGGCGGAGGTCACCCACCTGGTCGGCGTGACCTCCCAGGAGATGGCTGCCGGTCTGGCCCTGGTAACCCAGACCTCTGGCTCCACCTCCGAGGCCGCCACCAAGTGGAAGGCCATCATGGTCGGTCTCTACAAGCCGACCGAAAACATGGAAAAGGTGCTCAAGGCCCTGGGCTATGAGTCCGGACAGGCCATGGTGCAGCAGCTCGGGTTCGCCGGGACGCTGCAAAAGCTCCAGGCCGTGGCCGAAGCGTCCGGCTTTTCCATGGGCAAACTCTTTGAGAGTTCCGAGGCCTTGACCGGCATTGCCGGCCTTGGGGCCCAGGAATGGGAGCGCTACACCGGGATCCTCGACGGGGTGCGCCAGGGATCGGACGAAACCGATCAGGCCTGGCAGCGTTGGCTGGGCACGTCCCAGGCGGTCAAAGACAACTACGACGCCACCCTCAAGCAGATGGCCATCGAGTTCGGCGGCGAGCTGGCCCCCATGATGACGGCCGGGATGCAGACGTTTGCCGACACGGTTGTCGCCAACAAAGGGCCGATCATCACCACCCTGGGCGGCATCGAGATGTCGGTCCAGGCCATCACCTCCATGGTCATGGCCGCCACCCGCGAATACCAGACCTTTGCCAACACCATTGCCGCCGGCATCGCCGTGGTCAAAGGCGAGATGGCCTTTGGCGATTGGGCGCTGTCCGGTCCCGAGGAGCTGGCCAAGAAGCTGCAGGCCGCCGGAGACAAAGTGCGCGCCAATGCTGCTGCCCAGGCCAAAGAGGCGCGCACCCAGGCGCTCATGGCGGGAGACAGCACTGGGACCATCCCCGAGCTGGCCCAAATGTTCCCGGGTGACACGCCGGCGAAAGTCGACAAGGCCAAAAAGGCCGTAGACGGCGTTAAGGTTGCGCTGAAGGACTCCAGTAAAGCAGCCGAAAACGCCGCCCTGGCTGCCGAGCGGTACGGCGACCGGGCCGCGTCGTATTTTGACCAGGTCGAGTACGCCATCGCCGGCCTGTCCGACTCCCTGTCCGGCGGCCTGGAAGGCGAGACCCTCAAGGTCGACAAGACGTTTGATAAGATTTTTGCGGACATCCGCAAAAACACCAGAGGGGCCAAGGGCGACACCGAAGATTTTGCCCGGGCCTGGGTGGCGGCGGATGCCGCCTGGCCCATGCTGCACATGATTGCCCAGCTCAAGGATTTCGAGAAGGAGCTGGACAAAGCGGCCAAGTACGCCCGGGACATGGGCACCTACCTGTCCGATCCGGAGCAGCTTCAAGCGGCCGACTGGCTCGAGGGCTACAAGCAGTACGTCCAGGATCTGCGCGAGGCCCGGGCCACCACCGACCAGGAGGATGCCGCTGCCGTTGCCAAGGCCCAAGCCCGCTGGGATGCCTACCAACAACACGTGCTCAAGGCAGAGCTGGACCGCCTGGGCGAGGGCGGCAAACTCTCGGAGCAGTATTGGGCCTCCGAGAAAAAGGCCCTGGAGAACCACCTCGCCGCGGTCAAGCAAAACGCCAGCGACGAGACGGCCTACAAAGTCTACGAGGCCGGGCAGTGGGATGCCTTCCTCAAGGCGCAGCTTGAGGAGCAGGCGAAGTACGCCGGCACCTTCGGCGAGACCCTGGCCGCCAAGTGGAGCTTGGCGTTTGGCGGGTACGAGAGCGAGGTCACGAAAGCCAAGCGGGGCTATGACTCCATGGCCGACGGCATCATCGAGAGCACCGAGGGTGCGGTTGATGCTCTTGCCGGCAGCGCCGGCGATGCCGTGCGGATATTTGCCGACGGCACGGCCACGGTGGAGGATCTGTGGCAAAACCTGTTGGCCCGGATGGCGGATTCCCTGGCCTCGTTTATCGAAAAATGGATCAAGCAGCAGCTTACGGATGCCCTGGGCGGGGCCTTCTCCGGGGCCGGTTCCGATTCCGGCGGCTTGTCCCTGTCCGGTCTGACCGGCACAAAATCGTCCAGCAGCTCGATAGGCGATGGAGTCGATGCCCTCAAATCGCTCGGTGACTACCTCGGTTCGTCGGCCGGCAAGTCGGTCGGCGAATACCTGACCACGGCCGGATCGTCCGGCACCTCGCTGTTTGTCGGCGGCGGCAACGCCCTGGCCGATATCTTTGCCGAGGGCATCGACGTCTCGTCCCTGGGCGCTGCGGCCAGCACTTACAACACCGTGGGCGCCACGGCCATGGCCTCGACCTACGGCGCGGCCGAGACAGCGGCCATGTCGGCCACCTCGGTCCTGGGTACGGTGGGATCGGTCCTGGGGGTGGTCGGGGCCATTGGCGGCGTGGTGGGCCTGCTCTCCGGGCTGTTTGGGGAGCAGGAAAAGGAGCCGACCAAGACGGCATCGGGCTACAACGTCAATTATGCCGGCGGCAGGACTGCGGTTTCCGGCGTCGATTTTTATTCGGACGGCTCGGTGGTCGGCACCGGCGCGTCCGATCCTGCCGTCACGCGCCAGATCTCCGACGCGTTTAAAAATGCTGCCGAAGAATTCTCCGATGCGGCCGAGAACCTCGGGTTCACCGTCGATAAGCTGCTCGACAATTTTGAAATGCCGGAGATGAACCTGACCAACGATCAGGTCGGGGACTACATCGAGGCCGGGACCAACGCCCTGGCCTTCCAGGCCCTGGAGCAGGCAGGGCTGCGCGGCGCGTTTGATGTGCTGGCTGACGACGGGCAGACCTACGCTGACCAGATCCGGGAGTTCTCTGCCGCCTTCTCCACCGTGGTCGGCACGTTTTCGGCTTACGGTTATGAGGTCCGGGACGTGGCCCAGATCACCCAGGACCAGATCGATACCCTGCGGGCCAAGACTGTGGAAACGGCACAGGGCACCTCCCAGGCCATCATGACCATGGCCCAGTCCATGGGAGCGACCTCTGATCAGCTGGCCCAACTGGCCGCCAACGCCAGCGACGGCAGCCAGGCCCTGGCCGTCACGGACCAGCAGCTGGAAAACCTGCTGGCCGCTGATTATGCCGAGGATCTTCTCAAGGCCGTGGGCGGCGAGGATGCGTTTGCCGCCATCATGGGCAACCTGACGGCCAACGTCTTCGACACCATCGGCGCGTATGCCGAAAACCTGGGCTACTACGAGGACAAGGCGGCCGAAGCCATCAGCAAGCTGGGCGATGCCGGGGTCACGGTCGACAATTTCTGGACGAAATTTGACCAGGCCATCAAGGACGGCCTGACCGTCGACGAATTCGAGGCCTGGGGCAAGGCCAGCGGCTGGGTGGCCAACATCGACAGCGTCACCGAGGCGCTGGTCGATTGGAACGACGCCATGACCCAGATGGCCCAGTCCCTGGATGCGCGGCTGCAAAAGGCCCGGGGCCTGGACTACGAGGCCGAGATAACCGAGCTGGCCGCCGCTGCCGAGTGGGAACTGGCCGATGCCCGCGCTGCCGGCTACGACGCGACCGTCATCGCCCGGCTGCAGGAGGTCCAGGCGGCCGAGCTGGCGGCCAAGATCGCCGAGCACCAGGCCGACTACGCCGACAAGCTGCGCGACGCCAACAAGCGCTATGCCGAGGCCGTGGGCGACTCCTCGGCCCTGGTCGGCATCGCCATCGAGGAGAACGCCCTGGAGCTGGCCGAGCTGGCCAGGACGTTTAACTGGTCGCCGGGCTCCAGCGAGGAGGGATTGTTTCAGGCGCTGCAGCAGGCGCAGTGGGCCGAAATCATCGCCATGATCCAGGAGACGGGCGAAGCCCTGGCCGAGGCCACCCGGGCCATGCGCTCCGACCTGGCTGCCCGCCGGGCGGCCATCGATGGCTACGAGGAGGAGGCCGAGGCGCTCCAGATGGTGGCCGGCTATGCCGACGAGCTGGCCCAGGCCTACGCCGACGGCCTCGATGACGATCTCATTGCCGAGCTGATGGCCGTGCAGCTCGACGAGCTGGCAAAATATTGGTCGGACGTCATTGATGACATGCAGTCCGACCTCGAGGATCTGTACCGCACCCAGGCTGATCTGCTCGATGCCCTGTCCGGCAACACAAAGTCGGCCATCGACGAGCTGTACGCCCTCTTTGCCCGGTATCAGGCCGGCGAGGAGGATCTGGCCGACGACATCATTGACTCGCTCAAATCCATCGCTTCGGCCATCAACGATATGGTCGAGGACATCTACGCCACCATCTACGAGATCCGCACCGGCAGCTCGTACACCACCGACGACGCCGCGACCGTGGCCACCAACTCCAAGGCCTATTTCGAGGAGCAGTACGCCGCGGCCGCCTCGGGCGACACCGAGGCCATGGCCAATGTCACCGGCTACGCCAAGGATTACCTGACCTCTCTGCGCGCCTCCACGGCCGATCAGTCCGTGTACGACGCCGGCGTCGACTACATCACCTCCATGCTCTCCCGGCTGGCGACGTCCGGGGCAGGCATCGGTGAGGACCTGGGCGACATCGGCGAGACCGTGACGGATGACCAGATCGCGGCGGCACAGGAGGCGCTCCACCGGGCCCAGGTGGCGCAGCTCAAAAGCGAGGCCGATGCGTATCTGGCCCAGGCCTCGGCTGCACTGCAGGGATCGGACATCGGCAATTACCTCGCAGCCTTTGCCACGACGGGCACGGGATGGCAGGGGATAGCGCATCTCCTTGACGGCAATACCCCGGACGGCACCCCCAACTGGTTGGCGTCTCTCCGTGCCGGGAATATCACGATCCAGAGTCTTATCGGTTGGTTCCTCCGCGAGCCGGGTATTGGCACAGGGACCGGCTATGTCGATTGGCAAGCGGCTGTGCCGTATGTCGCCAACCTCGGCATCCTGCCGTCGGGCGTGGCCTCGACGTATGCGGACTACCAGGATGCCTACGAAAATTATGCAGCGCTCAAAGCCGAATATGGTTTTGCCACCGGCGGCATGATCGAGGGCGGGATCCCGGGTGAGGACTCGGTGTTTGTGCTGGGCAAGCCGGGTGAGGCCGTGCTCACCGAGCGCCAGACAGACATGTTGCTGCTGCTGGCCGAGCGGATCCAGGGCGTGATGCTCGGCGGCGGCGCACCGGCTGTGTCCGGCCGCGACGATCTGGCCGCCGAGGTGGTGGGGCTGCGCCGTGAGGTAGGCCGTTTGGGTGACCAGCTGCGCGGGACACAGGAGCGCATTGCCGATAACACCCGGGAAATCGCCTCCATGCTGGCCCGGTGCGGCGGCAAGGACAATTATCTCACTGTGCAGGTGCAGCCATGAAAATTGTGATCCCGCGACCCATTACACTCCTCTCGACCAATGTGCCCGAAACCGATGCCGATGAGTGGGACGCCGATACTGTCTACGCGGCCGGTCACCTGGTGATGGTTTCGGCGCGCCACCGCCTGTACTACTCCCTGCGCGCCACCGAGGCCGGCGAATTTCCCCCGGATAACCTGGTCGGCACGGACCCGGCCTGGAGCGACCGGGGGGCGACCAACGCCTACAAGATGTTTGATGAGTATATCAACACGGCTACGAGCGTGGATGATCTCATGGACGTGACCACCTCGGCATCGCGATGTGACTCTGTTGGAGTCTTCGGCGCTCGCGGCAAGACGCTGACGTTGGATCTGATGATGGGCGACGTGGTCATCTGGTCCAAGACTTGGACGCTCCTCAAACCGACCTACACCTACACCGAGTACTGTTTTACTACCCCGGAATTTATCAGGGATATTTTTACGCCAATCCCCATTCGAGGCGGGTCGCGCCTGCGCATCCGCATCGACGCCGGGGAGGGTGGCACGGCCCAGTGTGGCAAGGTTGAAATGGGGCAGGCGGTCTACTTGGGCGAGACACAGTGGGATGTCACTCCAAGTCGTCTTTCTTTCTCCAAGGTCACCACGAATGACTTCGGCGATGTTTCAATGAGCAAGGGAAAGACTGCAAAATACCTAAAATTCAAAGCAACATTTGATACGTCGCAAATAGACCATATCCAAAAACGCCTGGACGACATCGACGGGCTGGCTTGCATGTTCGTGGCCTACGGCGAGACCGGTTTTCAACCCGAGGCGCTGCTTGTGTATGGATTCGCCAAGGAGGTCAACCCGAACCTTCCCAACGGCGAAAAATCCACGATCCAATTCGAGGTCCAGGGCCTCATCTAGGGGGTGATATGACGATACCGAGCCTGACGCCGCTGTCTACGCCGCCGAGCCGGACGACAGGGAATTTTGACGATGCGATGGACACCTCGCTTGCCGAGCTTGATAACATGGTCGATGAACTCATCGCGGTGATTCCGGCGCTCAACAACGCTGTAGCGTCCGTGGCATCTAGCGCCAGTTTTGCCGACATGCGTGCGACCGCCGCTGGCGGAGCCAGAGACTCTGCGATTGAAGCGGCTATGAATGCCAACGACAGGGCCGGCGATGCCGCCGGCTCGGTTACTGAGGCTATCGCGGCGAAAACTGCGGCAGAAGCGGCGCGGGACGTGGGTATCGCCGCCAGGGATGCAGCGGCTGCCGACGCCGACAGGGCAGAGATGAATGCCAATGGGGCCTCACTCGCCGCTGGAGCCGCCGCGACATCGGCGTCCCAGGCGGCGGCCACTTCGGCCAAAGCCATCCGCGACACGCTTGGCAAGTTTTCCGGCATCATTCCGCCGACACTCAATCTTTTTTGCCGGGACGCTACGTCCGATGCCGTGCCAATCGGGACGTTTGCTCGCTCGATTGCAGCATATCGTGATGGACCTACGGGGATAATGGAAACAGTGCCGGCTGCATCCGTTCGTCGGCATTGTGACCTTGCCGGCAACTTACAGGGGTGGTTGTTAGAGGGACAAGCTACCAACCTCATCTTTGACAGCGCCACGTTTAATAGTTGGGCCTTCCTTGGTGCTTCTATCGTTCCCAATGCAGTAAAGGCCCCTGACGGGACGATGACCGCTTACAAAATAGTAGAAGACACATCTAACGGATTCCATTACATGGTATCAAATACGGCCGTTGCTCCGAACGGAATTTACATTAAACAGATAAAAGTAAAGCCTGCAGGCCGCAGCGTGTTAGTATTGCAGCTTTCTGATTACGTTACATCTGTTGTCATTGCGATATACGACCTTGTATCAAAGACATGCTTTGTTCTTTCTGGGTACGCCCCCTGGACAGACGTTGAAGCTAAAATTGAAGACGCAGAAGATGGATACTCATTATGCACGCTCACTGCGAAGAAAACACAGGGAACGTCCGCTTCATTTTTGCTTTCCACTGCGCTGAATGACGGTAATCGTACATATGCTGGCGATGGTTCTAGTGGGTTGTATATTTGGGGTCCGCAATTAGAGGCGGGCAGGTACGCGTCCAGCCTCGTTCCTTCAGCAGCAACGGCGGTGACGCGTCCTGCCGATGTTTGGACGATCCCCGTGTCGTCTTTCAAATTTAATGCCAGTGCCGGGTCATTTTATATACAGGCGATGACGGCAAAGGCGTTGCCGCAACCCGGACTAGGGCAAATGGCGTTCATGATCGACGACGGAACATGGCTAAATTTGATAATGTTGTACCGCTACACTGATGAGATTCTTTGGCTAACTACTCTTAGTAATGGCGTGAACATTGGAATAAATTGTGGAACTTTTGCGAACAATGTTCCCATCCGACTGGTTATGTCTTACAACACTTCTCTTTTTAAAGTGTGTGTTAACGGAGGGAACGTACTCAAGAGTAACTTCACACGTATGTTTGGGTTGTCAACTCTTCGCCTTGGCAACGATTTGTCGCTTACACAGCCCTGGAATAGCACTATAGGGCATTTTGCCCATTTCCCCCAAGAACTGTCAGACGCCGCCATGAAAAGTATCACCGCATAGGAGCAAGCATTATCATGAAAGACTTTTGCTTCCACGCGGCCGACGAGGCCGCAATCCTTGCAGCCCTGACGGCTTCTGGCCTGACCACGGCCGGCATGGACGGGTCCGCTCACCCTGTCGGCGAGTATGCCTACGTCGGCCAGATCGTCGAGACGCCCGGCCAGTACGGTCCCGACCAGACAGTCATCGTTGCCCCGGTCATGCGGGAAGGCGTCTATGCCGTCTACCGGGCATCTGACGAGCAGGCCGCCGCGATCCTGGCCGCCACGCTGCCCGAGGGCGTGGCCCTGGTCGATCCGCCGGCCGGACTGCCGAGGTTTGGCGGGGAGTGGTTGAGCGGGCGGGAGGCTCTGACCGAGGTGCAAGCCCAAGCCTGTGCTCGCATCGACACCACGGCCGAATCCCTGTGCAACCAGGTCATCACCCCGGGCTCGGCCCAGATGGCCCGCTATCAGCGCAAGGAGGCGCAGGCCCGGGCGTTTCGGGCTGCGGTGGTCCCGGACGATCCAGAAGAGCTGGCCGCGTTTAGACAGCAGTATGCGGCCATCTACGGCGAGGTCGGCATCACGGCCGACACGCCCCAGGCCGTGGCCGAGGTGATCGTGGCCATGGCCGATGCCTGGTGGGCTTATGGCGACGCGGTTGAGGCCGCACGGCTGGCTGGCAAGCGGGCCGTCGAGGCGGCCGGGGACCTGGCCGGGATTGCTGCGGCCGAGGCGGCGGTGGTCTGGCCGGCGCTGCCGGCGTAAAGAGCGGAGCCTCTTTTAGTAAAATTGGGTGTCCAAGAAAACTCTAGGTCAATCCAATTGACCAGCTTGACCACGCTTGCGGTGTTACGTCGGTTGACCACAAAAATGTTCACATGTAGTCAAAGCCTATATGGAATCGTTTTGGCTCAAATTCAAAAGTCTCGTTCTTGAACAGAACCAGGGGGAGAAAAAGTTATGAAAATTGCCTTGCGAAGAATGCTTTCAACGCTTGGAGTTGTAAGTATAGTTCTGATGTCAATTTGTGTTTATGCGGCTGAAGATGATTTATTGAACTTTATTCCTGCTATTGTAAAAGCCCAATCATCAGTAAACCCTATTGGAACTTGGACTGGGACCGGTGTTGCTGCATCTCATGCCTGGGATGGTTCTGGCGATCAACGTTGTGATGGGCTTGATATAACAGTGACTGTATCAGCTTCAGCGACCAATGGCGTGTATCTTGTAACGTATTCAATCCCTAGCTTTTGTATGGGAACTTGGGGTTTTACTAATATACCAGGGATTTTGGTTGGTAATCGTTTGGTTTTTAATTATGCTGGTTTTGCTGATATCGGAAGTCCTGGAAGTACGGCAAGAATGGCTATGGATTTAAGGGCTGAGTTAGTGGTTAGCAATAATTCTGCTTCATTCGTTATACAAAATAATGGAAGTGCTTTCTCTCCAGAAAAGGCCATCGCTTGGGTTATGGGAGGCACATTGACTAAGCAATAGGGCCAGTTCGCATTTTCGTTTCGTGCCTTCTACAAAACGCACGGCGAGACCCGTTTTCGCAGGTACTTTTCTGCTTAAACGGGTCTTTCTTTTGTCTTGTGAATGACCCACCATGGCCAGCCCCCGAGAACTATACGCCCCTGTTTCTCTTGACATTGAGGTGGGACGCCTAGTGGCGTCAACAGGGATGCGGTGGAGGCCATCCGGCTGGCTGGCAAGCGGGCCATCGAGGCGGCGGTGGTCTGGCCGGCGCTGCCGGGGTAGGGGTTAGGTCTTCACCACCGGCAGTTCCAGCCACGACGTGGTGTAGTGCGGCGACCGCATGGCCTGCTTCATTTTCCAGTCCTGTTTGATGCCGCAGGCGGCGAAGCGCAGGGTGTCGCGCCCCCAGCGGGCGTTGGTCTTGTCCAGGACGGCCATGAGGCGTTCGCCTTTGGGGTTGGCCAGGGTGGCCGGCTCCAGCAGGGAGAGCTGGCGGCAGCCGAAGGACTCCAGGCCGGACAGCATGACGCCGGCCTTTTTGTAGCGGTAGCCTTTCCGAAAAATGCGATCCAGCACCTGCAGCGCCACCGTGAGAATCTCGGCCGTGTGGGCCGTCGCCATCGGCAACGCGCCGAAGGCGGAATTGGCGTATTGCGGTTCGCCGGCGATGAACGTGTTGGTCTGCACCCAGACCGTGACCCCGTTGGCCACCAAGCGCCCCGCCCGCATGCGTTCTGCCGCGCGGGTGACGTAGACGGCCAGGGCCTCGCGCATCTCCTCGATATGCACCACTGGCTTGCCGAATGACCGCGAGGCCGCCACGGACTTTTTGGCCGGGGCGATGGTCTCCAGATCGATGCATGGGATGCCGCGCAGCTCGAGCAGGGTGTGCAGGCCGCCGACGGTCATCCGCTTCCTGACAAAATCCCGAGGCAGATCCCGGAACTGGCGGGCGTTGGTCACGCCGTGGCGTTCGAGCATGGCGGCGTAGCGCCGGCCGATGCCCCAGACATCTTCCACGTTGACTCGCTCCAGGAGCGCATCCGGATCGGGGCAGGTCCCGAAGTCCAGCACGCCTTCCAGCGCCGGATCCTTCTTGGCCAGCTTGTTGGCCACCTTGGCCAGCGTCTTGGTGGGGCCAAGGCCGATGGACACGGGGATGCCGGTCCAGCGGACAACGGTTTCGCGGATATGCCGGCTGTAGCCGGCCACGTCGCCGGGCATGCCGGTCAGATCCAGGAACGCCTCGTCGATGGAGTAGATTTCCAGATTCGGGGTGAAGCGGGCCAGGGTCTTCATGACCCGGGCCGACAGGTCGCCGTAGAGAGTATAGTTTGAGGAGAAGACCGCCACGTCGTGGCGTCGGAACAGCTCGTGGCATTCGAAAGCCGGCTTGCCCATGGGAATGCCCATGGCCTTGGCCTCGGCTGAGCGGGCGATGACGCAGCCGTCGTTGTTGGACAGCACGACGACCGCCCGGTTGCGCAGGGATGGGACGAACACCTTTTCGCAGGAGGCGTAAAAGGTGTTGCAGTCCACCAGGGCCAGGATCCGGCCGGCAGCCATGGCGCTCAGGTCCGGTGGATGACGAAGGTGACCACGCCCCAGATCTCGAATGAGGATTCCGGATGCACTTCAAGCGGCGTGTAGGCCGGGTTTTCGGGCATGAGGAACAGCCGGCCGTCCTGCAGGCGCAGGCGCTTGACCGTCAGCTCGCCGTTCACGGCCGCGATGACGATGCGCCCAGGCAATGGCTCCATGGCCCGGTCCACCACCAGGACATCGCCGGAGTGGATCCCGGCATCGCGCATGGAATCGCCGCTGGCCCGCACGTAAAAGGTTGCGGCCGGATGGGCGATGCACAGCTCGTTGAGGTCCAGGGCCTGATCCAGATAATCCTCGGCCGGACTGGGGAATCCGGCCGAAACCGGCGCCAGATACAGCGGCAGGGGCAGGGCGGTACGGGCCGCTAGACGGTTGAGGTGCGGGTGGGCGCTCAT